GACGTCTTTCGATAGCTGGCGGCCATGATGAGGAGTATCGCGAGTGGGTCGAACGCGAACACGAGTAGTACTATGACCATTCGTATGGCCCTGTCCATGTACTCCTGGCTAGACTCGCCGTACACGAGCTCCGAGACGTATCGAACCGGACCAGCCTCGGCCTCTGCCCGTCTTATGAGAGTGGCGACGCTCGCGCGCTCGGTCCTCAGCGCAGCCGAAGCGTCCTGAGCGCGCCTGACCTCGGTCCTGAGCGCCTCGCGGTCTCTAGCTTGCTGCTGCCTGAGCTGCACCGACTTGGACACTTGGTCGAGTTCTATGAGCTTCTCGACCGCAGAGTCCAGCTGCTTAAGCTGCCTGACCGCCGCAGCCTCTGCAGTCACTTGAGTCGCTATCTCTGAGTCTATGTACGCGACTCTAGCTCGATAGTCTCCGGTCTCGACGGACCCAGACACGTGCGCGCTGGATAGGTACCCAAATATGCCGACGCTAGTGACGACCATCAGGACGACGACGGCCGCTGAGAAGTACGCGCGCATCGCTTGAGGCACGTCTCTCCAGTTCCTATAGAGCCAGGACGCAGTGACGACCTTGCCGGTCTCGAGGACGGTGCCCATGACTAGGACGGGCCAGAACGCTCCTGAGAACATCGTGGTCAAGCCTAGGATCGAGTACCAGGCAGCCACGGCCGATATGACGACTCCGACCGCACCAGCGGCGATAGAGTCTAGCTTCTGCAAGTCAGCCTCGAGTTATGGATATGACTGCGTCGAGTTGTCTCTGAAGAGTCTCTCGCCTGTTCGGCCAGTGGATCCACTCTTTGTCAGCCGTCTTCAAGAGGTTGTTCAGAAGAGGCACGATGATGGCCTCGAGCTTCTTGATCTTCTCGCCGTACTCTGTGGACTCGACGAGAGCCGTGCCTTTCGCTCCAACGTCTTGCACCGCGATCCCAATGTTGTCCAGCTTGGACTCGATCCTATCGAGGATCGACTCGAGTACGTCTGCTGGAAGCTGTGGCGCAGCGGGCTCGGCTGCCTGGGACTTCTTGAGCAGCATGTCGCTCTCGTCCACTGCAGTGAAGCCGTAGTCGTAGCCCAGGTACTCTGGAGGAACGTTGGTCATGTCGTATTTATACCTTACGTGAAGAAGTCTTCTAGAGACGCTCGATCCTCGATCGACCATCCGACGGCTTCGACGATCGCCTCGAGCGGGTCTAGGAACGCTTTCTGAAACTGCGTGTCGTAGTCGATCGAGCCGGCCATGTCGAACTCTCGCGGGAGGACGGTGATCGCTGCGATGACGTTGTGGTCGCCAGTCTTAACGTAGCAGAACTTGATCTTCTCGCCCGGCTTAATGAGCTCATACTTCTTGTCGAGCTTCATCGCGCGCAGCTTCTTATTGTACACGAGCGCCGCCCTGACGTGGATTGGGATCGAGCCTGAGCCAAGAGTGTAGTCGCTCAGGGACTGCACGCTTCTTGGGAAAGCGACGTCCTCGAACGGCATAGCCTTGAACCGCTCGCGGAAGTCAGACACGTATGATCGAAGAGTCTTCTGATCAGACGTGATCATGATCTTAAGCGCGTCCCTGATGGCCTCTCGGCACGCGGCCGGAGTCGACGACTTCACGGCCTCGATGCCCATGACCTTCAGCTTAGGACTCGAGTACCGCACGCCCTCGCTGTCGTGCACGTTGAGGATGTACCGCTTCTTAGCCGTCCATATTCCTCTGTCAGCGATCGACTCGCGCTTCATCTGCATCTTCTGAGAGAAGCAGTTCATTCTCACAGCGAGCCGCTCGTATATCCGATCGATCTCCGGCTGGATGACCTCGCTCGAGACTCTGTCGAGGAAGCCGACAGCCTTGTCGGCCGAGACGCCGACGCGGTCCACGAGCGCGCCCATGCGAATGTAGATGCTGTCGGTGTCGGACGCGATGATGTAGTCCACGCCGTCTGTGCCGATCATCTTGTTGAGCTTAGCGTTGAGCTCGCGCTCGACCCAGCGGATCGCGAGCTGGCCACCCGTGGTGATGGCGACTGCGTTGCTCAGGTTGAAGAACCGAAAGTACTGGTTGCCGAGAGCGCCGTAAGCGGAGTTCAGCAAGACCTTCTTGGCCATCTGAACGTTCTTGTATCGAGAGACTTCCTTGACCAGAGTCTTCTTAGTCGCAGGGTCTCGCTCGGCCTCGAGCTTCTTCTGAGCCTCGATCATCAGGCTCTTGTAGCGCACGCGGTCGTCGTACATTCGCTGCATGATCTCGGGAAGAAATCCCTGCCGCTCGTTGCTGTACAAGCACCCGTTAGGAGCTAGACTGTACCCCTCGGTCACAGGTGGCTCGTTCTCGAGCAGCCAGTCGATGGACTCTACGTTTACGACCTCGCTCGACAGAGTCTCCGGAGAGATGTTGTACTGCATGATGAGGTGGGGGTACAGGCTGTTCAAGTCGAAGGACATGACCCAGTCGTGCATACCTTTCTGTGGGTCCTTGACGTACGCGCCGACGTAGCTCTCGGTCTTCTGACTCGAGACGTTTGTCGGTACGGCGACTCGCCGCTTCCACAGGTGGTTGTGAATGATCACGTCCCACACTCGAGCCGGCATGAATACGTCGCTGTAGTTGACCTTAGCGTCGTACGCGAGCGCGAGGACCATCTCGATCAGCTTAAGCTTGTCCTCGAGTCGGTCGACGATGTCGACGTCGTGGAGGTTGTACTCGATGAACTTCTGATAGTCCCTGAGGTATAAGTTGTGCAGGGTCTCGTACTCGGAGTAGTCGATCTTCTTATCACCGAGCTCGACGTGAGCGATGTAACCGAGGCGGTAGGACTCCTGCTGAACGAACATGAACTTCTTATAGAGAGCGAGGTAGTCGATGACCTCGACGCCGACGATCTCGAACGCTCGGTAGGATGACTTACCGAAGTTGGATCGGTCAGAGTTGTTCTTGACTATGCCCCACGGAGAGAGAAGCTTGAGGTAGTCATCTCGCCGACGCTCTCCGAGCATCAGGAGCCGGCGCGCGACGTACGGTATGTCGAACTTGTCGATGTTCCACCCGGTGACGATGTCTGGGTGCTTACTCGCCCACTGGTGAACGAATCGCATGAGGATCTCGTCCTCGTTAGCGCACCGAGTGTACTCCACGTCTCGCCTATCCGTAGAGAATTCTCCCGTGCCGAACACGTAGCTCATGCCAGCCACGCGCAGAGTGATCGCGATGATCGGGTGCTTAGCGTCCTCTGGGTCTGGGAAGCCGTCGTTAGACGCGACCTCGATGTCGATGTTCGCCACGCGAATCTTATCGACGTCGTACTCTATGTCGCCCGGGTACCGCTCGTTGATGTACGTGTACGCGTACCGGTTCAGACCGTGAAGCTTAAAGTTACTGACCTCGGAGTATGTGCGAGTGTACTCTCGAGCGTCTCGCATGCCTGAGAACTCAATCTCATCAAGCCTAGTCCCGGTGTGGCTCCGCCACTCTCCGTCCTTGCTTGGGACAAACATCCTAGGCTTGTACGTGTCTCTGCGCTGAAAGCGCAGACCGTTCTCAAACCCGCGGACTAAGATCGCGTCTCCGCGCTCGACGACGCTCGTGTAGTAGCTCATAGTGTAACTCTATCATATCAAGAGCGAGATGTCAACTGATAGTTACCTGCGGCGCGGAGAGTTGTCCGCATCCTCCTCGTCGGTGTCCCTCGCGGGAGTCATCGGCCTAGCGGACGGAGTCAGTGGTCGACTCGCTCCCATCGGGCTCGATCCGAATCCCGGAGAAGAGCCGCCTACTCCAGCCATCTTCTCCTGCCCTCGGCTCCATGCCGCGACGCCGAGCACAGCACCCATGGCTAGGTGGTAGAGACCGGCTCCTTGCAGAGTCAGAGGCTCCCACTGCTTAACCGGCAGCTTGAGGAGGGCCTGCAGGATGGCCCACGCTATCGGAGCGACGATGAAGTCGAACGCGCACGTGGCCATGTACAGCCAGCCCATGACTGGCCGCCACTTGGCATTGATCCAAGACTCTTCCTTCTTCTCAGCCATTCAGAACGCTCAGGGCATGCTCGAAGTTGTGCTTACGCTCCTCGAGGCCGATCGTGCCGCCATTGATGATCTTAGTCATCTTGAGGACGTCGTGCCTGTCAGCGACCTCGTTGAGGCCGTGAGACTTCCAGAACCACGCTGCGGACCGAGCCGCGCCCTCGTGAGTCTCTAGGTACGTTGGGTCAGACAAGAGGTCGACTCCAAGCCCCTCTCCGCACCTTCGGTAGTTGTCCCGGCCCGTCAGCTGGATCAGTCCGCGACCGCGGAACGCCCAGCCGTCTCCAGACTCCTCTGGACCGTTGCCCATGCGGTTGGCATAGACTCGGTTAGCGATCGCCTCGGGCTTGCGCCCGTACGCCTCGGCGTTCGACGCGTTGAAGTACTTCGGGAAAGTCTTGGCCAGGCCCTGGGCGCTGTAGTTTAAGTTTTCCTTGACGTACTTCAGGTTGCCGCTCTCGTGTCCGCACTGGGCTATGAACCCGGCGGCGCGGGCGGCGTTGCTGATGTCGAACTCTTCCATGGCAGCCGCAATCGCAGGAGCAAAGTTATAGACTGCCTCGTCTGTTGCTAGAGGGAGGCACTCTCTAAGCTGCTGCTCTGTGATCACGGCTGGCTCCTCCTAGGTGACTGTCACCTATTTATAGAGAAGACTCACTGCCACCGAAGTCGCTCGATGCTCCTGAAAGCGTCCATCCTCACTGAGTACGGTACGTGAGCGTCTCTGAAGACAGAGACGAGGCGACTGACTCGCGACGGAGTCAGAGATTCTAGAATAGCCCTAAGCACAAGATCCTCCTGATTGGAAGGAGGGGGCAGGCGCCCCCTCCAGTTAGTCAAACACCGCGGCTGGCTACTCGTTGAGCAGCTGCTTACCGGTCACTTCGCCGGGCTCGGTCACGTCGACCTTGCGGGGCTTCTTGTGGTCCGGAATGATGTTCTCGAGCCAGACTCGAAGCATGCCGTTGATGAGCTCCGCGTTGCGGATCTCGATGGTGTCGGCCACGTTGAACGTGCGCTTGAAGGCTCGGTCCGCGATGCCCTTGAACAGGTACATCTGGTTCTCAGGCTGAGACTTAGTCTCTCCCTTGATGGTGAGAGTCCCGTCCTCGATCACGACGTCGATGTCGGTCTTACCGAAGCCAGCGACCGCGAGCTCGATGCAGTACCGGTTATCATCGACCTTCTTAATGTTGTAGGGCGGGTAGGTGGGGATCGCCTTCTTCATGTCACCGCTGAAGCGGCTGAGGCGGTCAAAGACTTCGTCGAACCCGACGAAGGACTGGTCGAACATCTTACGAAGAGTGCTGTCGTACATTGCTGCTTTCCTCCTGTTTTCAGCAAGGGTCAGGTAGGCGCCCCCGGAGGCGACGCCTACTCTATATATAATTCACGACGGCCCATATGTCAACGACTACTTGATCGTCGACTGCAGGAACCACTGCCACTTCTTGTGCGCTGCCTGGCGGTCGGCGAGGAAGTTCGACAGACCGTGCTCGCCCTCGGACTCAGCGGCGTCGTACGCGTCGCGGATCGTCTCGAGGACCTTCGAGTTGTCAGCCAGCAGCTGCTGCATCATGTCTCTAGCCGCTGGGACTGACGTAGTGTCCTGGACTCGAGAGAGCTCGATGAATCGGTTGAGCGAGCCTGGCGCGTACTGACCAAGCGCGCGAATGAACTCCGCCGCGGGATCGACTGCACCGTACACGTCGGTGTAGATCTCCTCGAGGAGCTTGTGATACTGCGGAAAGTTCTCGCCCTCGATGTTCCAGTGAAAGTAGTGCGTCTTGAGGTAGAACGCGAACGAAGTCGCGAAGTACGTCCTCATGGCGTCGACTGCTGACATCAGTACTCTCCTCGCTTCTTTCCGATCTGATACTTAGATTCTAGGATCCAGTCGTCCTTCTCTCGGTGAGTCAGTATCTTGATCTGTGACACTGGGACCGTAGGACTCTTAGACCGGTCGTCGACTAGGTCGACCAGGCCCCACTCACCCAGTAGGTTAGTTATCGTATTCCTGCGGCCGATGTCGTCTTCGCTGAAGTCCGTCGGCTTACCGTCGAGAGCGAACAGCTCCTTGAAGTGAACGATGAAGTACCGACCGCGCTTGTGAAGTATGTGACAGGACTGGTAGAGCTTACGGTCCTTCTTGGACGCTACGCCGATGCGAGTGAGAGTCTCGCGGACTTTTAGAAAGTCCTCGGGAGACTTAAGCCTCACCTCCACCATCGAGTCGACGATCCCTGCCGTCACGGCCACCCCTCTCTAGAGTCGCTCGCATGGAGTCGAGCTGCTCGGAAGTTAGCAGCCTCAGGGCTTCCGTGGCTCGAGCGCGGTTGTAGCCGTGGTACTCCATGACTATACCTACGTCGTCTTCGACCACGGGCTTGGCCCACTTAGCGAACCGCTTCCGCTTTCTTAGAGTATTTATAAGAAAGTCGACCGCGAGAAGCCCGCTCAGGTCTCGGTGGAAGTTCATCTCGTTCGCGTAGTGTATGGCGTCGATGTGGTACGAGAGCGCCCGGTTCACTATGAACGGGTTGTACTCGCGCTCTGCGGCCGCCGGGTCCTCGGCCTCGCGGATCAGGTTCCTCTTAGTGAACCCGACGGAGTCTACGAACTCGAATGGGTTGATACTCACTCGAACTCGCAGTCGGCCATGATCGACGTCAGGCAGGCGGCCAGGTTGACCTCCTGGTCGGCGACGAACGCGGCCTTGTACTGGTAGTCAGCGACGATGAGGACCAGGCTCGGTACCGACTGAGGCTTGAGGAACTCGCTCGCTGAGTCGTAGAGCTTACGGTAGATCGTCGTGGTGTCGATCGTCGAGTTCTGACCGACCCACCGGCGCATGCCGACGAAGTCCTTAGCTCGAAGAAGCTTGACTAGGTCAGTCAGGTCCTCGCTCTTGACCTGCGCCAGCATGCCGGCGTCGATCTTACCGTGGATCGAGTACCGCTGCAGCTCGTTGATGACTCGCCGCCAGTCTGGAAAGTGCTTCGATATGAGGGCGGCGAGTACCTTGGGGTCGACCTCTCCGACTCCCTCGGCCTCTAGGATCTGCTGAGCGCGCTTCATGAACTTAGACGCTAGAGCCGCCTTCTGCTCTCGCGGGATCACAAAGTCGACGACGCTGCACCGAGACTGAAGAGGCTGGATGATCCTAGCCTTGAAGTTGCACGTCATGACGAAGCCGCAGTTGTTCGCATACTCCTCCATGAAGTTTCTCAGAGCTGGCTGAGTCGAGTTTGGGTTCAGATAATCAGCCTCGTCGAGGATGACGTACTTCCTCCCGCTCGTGAACGACACCGTGCTGGCGAACGCTTGGATGTCGACGCGAAGAGTGTCGATGTTTCCTCGCAGAGACCCGTTGATGACGATGTAGTCTGCACCGAGCTCCTCCAGCATGGCTCGAGCGACGGTAGTCTTACCTACGCCGGATGAGCCAGACAGGAGCATGTTCGGGACGCTACCCGAGTCGACGAACTTCTGAAAGGCGTCGCGAAGCTCTTGGGGAAGAACGCAGTCAGCGATCTTCCTCGGGCGATACTTCTCGACCCAGAGGTACTCTTGCTTAGTCAAGTCACTCTCCGTACTTGGACGACGACTCCGTGGGGATCCAGTACTGAAGCCTGCTCGACTTGAGGTGCGTCAGACCCTTCGACGATACGTTGAGCGTGTAGTCGCCCGGCATCACTCGCAGGAGGTTCTCGACCTTGTAGATCATCGTGAACCTAGCCGAGACGGGGCCGTGAGAGATCGGCTGCAGGAACTGGTTGGACGACTTGTTCTTCGCGTCGCCGGCCACGAGAGACACGTCGTCGCCGTCGCTGACGATAGCGACTTCCGGCATCGACAGGACGCCGGCCGCCTTGATGACCGCAGCGAGCTGGGCCTGAGTGACTTCGGCCGTTAGGTCCTGAGACGGGAGCTTGATGTCCTTGCTGGGAGGAGCCGCGATGTTCTCGGGAGACGCGTACGTGTACCGCAGGCTCACGCCGTTGGCGCCAGAGATCGTCAGGCTTCGGTCACCGAACTCGATGTCCGGGTCTTGGAACAGACCGATCGCCGACAGGAGCTGCGGTAGGTCGTAGATGGCGAAGTCAACTGGGAACTCGTCCTCGACGGTCGCCTGGGCCATGATGGTCTTCTGGGCAGAGATCGTTCGAAGCACAGACCCCTTCTTCACGAGGATCTGACTGTTGATCCCCGAGAAGTTCTTTAGGACGTCGATCGTCCCCTTTGAAAGCTTCACGCCGCTCATGATGATAGGATCTCCCTAGTTTGTCACGCCATACTGATAATGTACCACTCACTGGGCGAATTGTCAACGACCACTCGCCAGCTTCTTAGCCTTACCGATAGACGCTGGGTCTGCGGTGGCCGACGCGCCGATCTGAGCTAGGTCGATGAGGCTGCCTCCGAACATGTAAGTTCCGAAGTGCTGCAACTTCATCCAGGGGCAGAGCCACACCTTCATACCCGCGGCGCGGGCTTTCTGACAGAACCAGTAGTCCTCGGAGAGGTAACGCTCGCTCGAGTCGTGAATCTTTCTCTGAGCGTCCTCGTACATCTTCTTGACCTCGGTGACGTCGACCTGCTCGCCGTCGATGAGGCGCTTGATCACGGCCTCGTAGACGGTGACTGGACTGTACCGGTCGATCTCAGCCTGGAAGAACTGTCCGATCTTCCTCGAGCCGTCGAAGTGCTCGGTGCGAACGTGGTCGGGCCTGTAGTTTATCTCTGGGTACGCCTCGGAGAAGCGCTCGAGCGTCCGACGCGGGATCATCATGAAGCCGGTGCCGCCCTCGAGTACTTCGACTGGCTCATCGAGACGCAGAGTCTCTGACCCGGACGTTGGGTTGAAGACGTAGTCGCCGACGTAGTTCTCGAGGACGTTCGCGTCCTTGTCGGCGAATCCCTTGTCCACGGCCCGCTTGATCTTCTCCCAGGAGATGCACTTCTTTGGGTACGGGCCGCACACGATGTCCATCTCAGAGGACGAGTCGGCGATGATGGAGAGCGCGATGACGTCGCTCGGGTCGAAGCCGATGTCGGCGTCGACGAACATTAGGTGAGTGTACTTCTTGTTGCGAAGGAACTCGTCCACGAGGTAGTTTCGAGCTCGCGGGATCAGACTCTCGTTGAATAGGTAGAAGAAGTCGATCTCGACTCCGTAGTGCATGCCCACTGCCTTGAGGTCGGAGCAGGACTTAGCGTAGTGACCGGCGCACATCCCACCGTACATGGGAGTGCACACTAGGATCTTTCTGCTTCGAAGAACTTCAGGCGACACGTTGAGTTCTAGAGTCACTCACTCCTCCATAGCGATAGGTTGGTCCAGGAGTATTTATGCCTCAGTCCCACAGGGCGGAGAAGTACTTACCGAAAAGTCTGTAACCGTTCTCTGCGCGGTCCTCGTTAGCTCTCCAGTTATCAGAATAGTCTCTGGCCTCGGGGACCTCGCCGACCTTGAATGCCATGGCCCAGATCATCTCGCCGATGACCCAGTCCCACCTATTGTGAGTGTTCGAGTCGGTATGATCGTCTTCTATCATGACGGAGGAAGACGACCTCAGGTTCTCTGGAACATCACTGTCGTCGACGTGCGGCGACCCATGCTTTACTTCGCGAAGCTTCCTGAGAAGTGGGAGAGCTATCGTTGCGATAGTCGTGTCTACGTTCCACACGTCGTACCCATCGATGCGGACTCGCGCGACTCTCGCACCCCTCTTCTCACATACCCAGTTGCAGATCTTCTCGACGAGCGGGTATGAACCGAGCGCTTCGCCAATCTGATCGCACCTCTCGCTCGAGACTCCTACGTACCGAAGCAGGTCAGCGATCTGGTACGGGCCCCAGTATCTCTTGTAAGGACCAAGGTACACTCTCATAGGACACCTCGAGGAAAAAGATGGGACGGGCTCGGAGCCCGTCCCAAGTCTGCATGGAGAACACTGGTAGTAGGAAGGACTACCAACGCCTAGGCGGCGCGACCGAGCTCCTCGCGCAGCGCGCGATAGCCCGCCGCGATCACCTTGCGCGACGGAGTACCGATGCGGTACGCAGTGAACTCGTTGCCGCGCTCGGAGACCTTGCGGTTCGCGTAGACGGCGTAGCCCTTGCCGCGAAGGTAGGACGCGGTGGCCGACAGGTTCTCGATGCCGAAGCGGCGGCGAGCCTGAGCCTCCGTGATGTCGCTACCACCCTTGAGGAAGTTCAAGAGGCGGGTAGTCTTGAAGTTAGTCATGATGTACTCCTTCAAAGTTAACGATGACCCGGCTCCTCACTGAGCCGGATCTGCCGACACCGGACCAGCCTGGTCTGGCACCGGACTTCCCTGAGTCTCGCGCTTGACGCGAGCCCAGAGCTCCGTGAGAGTGCTCCTCGTCTCCTCGTCGAACCGGTTCACGCAGAGCTCGATGGCCCTGTCGATCTTACCGACCAGACGATAGGTGTTGACGATGTGCACTAGGCGGCGCGTCGAGATAGTCTCGTCGATGCCGCCCTCCTCGAAAGTCTTACGAATGATGGTCGCCCACTTGACCAGGTCGTCGACGACCGCAGTCTCGGCCACAGAGCAGCCGCTCGACCCACAGAGGCGACCGCTCAGGATGCGCTTCTCGATGGACTCGTTCGGAAACTCGTGGGGGATCGTCACCGGGAACCGCTCGAGCAGAGCGTCGTCGAGGATGGTCGCTGCGCTGTAGCGACCGTCAGACCCACCACGGCCGAGGGTGTTGGCGGTGACGAAGACGTTGAAGCCGGGCCGCGGGTAGACTACCTCGCCGGTCTTCTTGATGTAGTACGGCTTACCCTCCAGGATGCCCTGGATGCACATGATCTTAGTGGGATCGGCTCGGTCAGCCTCGTCGATGAGCAGGATCGAACCGAGCTCCATGGCTCGGATCACCGGACCCTTCACGAACTTAGTCTCACCGTTGATGAGGCGGAATCCACCGATGAGGTCGTCCTCGTCGGTCTCGCGAGACATCTGGACTCGAGTCATCGCTCGGCCGAGGCGGGCGCAGGACTGCTCGATCATGAGAGTCTTACCGCACCCAGACATACCCGAGACGTAGACCGGGAAGAACTCCGTGGACCGCACGATCGCGGTCACCGTACTGAAGTCTCCGAACGGGACGAAGAAGTCGTCGGCCGTAGGAACCTCCGCGTAAGTGTGCGACGTCTGCGCGTTTGGATCAAACTTTGTCGCAGCTTCCGGAGCCGGCTCAACCGGTACCGGCGGCGGTGCCGGACGCTTGGGAAGAGACACGACGCGAGCCGACGCGACTCGAGTCGCGCTCAGCTGAGCCGGGATCGAGAACACGCCGTTTCCGAGTCGGTTCTTCCAGATGAAGGACGGGACGGCGGGTAGACCGAGCTCGGACACGACCGCCTTGATCTGCTTAGTGTCCGCGGTGCCACTCGGAAACCGCTCGTGCATAGCCTTGAGGAACGCTTCTTTCTGATCGCCAGTGAGCATAGCTCTCTCCATGTTATAGTCAGATTATATCACGCGGCCGACTTAATGTCAACCGATTCTTTCGCAGGACGCGAGACTCTCTTAACGAAGTCTTCGAGGATGACGCGAGACGACAGCCGCTTTGTGTTAGCCGCGATGAAGCGGCGAGTCAGCTCGCGGTCCGTTATAGTCTTATCTGCGATCTGTTCGCCGATGTCGGTGCCGGCTCGCATGTTGGACCGAAGGATCATGTACTGAGAGTCGTAGCCTTCTGCACCTGGAATTGAGATCGAGCCGTCTCGCTTCAAGCGACGCTTCTGTTCTTGAGTTAGATACCTGAGG